ACTTTACCTCCACCACCCCGTTGGTCTGGCTGCAGACGTACTTCACGCTGACCCAAGTCCAAGTGTTCTGAGGAATCCCGTCGGATGTGGTTCCAAGCAAGGTGGAGCCACGGTACAAGCGCAGGACGTGCTTCAGCAGCACGTTGTCCCAGATCCGCCGCAGCTCGATCTGCACGACGTTGTTCTGCGCATCCAGGAACTGGATGAAGTTAAGTTCCGCAGTGCCCGGGGTGTTGATCAGGAAATGGAAACCCGTGAAGAAGATCGTGTACGGAGCGCCGGGAACGACCTTCCTCAAAATTACTTCATCGAAACTGTTGAACCTCAGGGATCTCCCGTAGTTGAACGGTGCGGCTGTGTTGGTGAACTGCGATGTGGAGCTGATCTCTCCCGCCGGAGTGTACTTTTGGGCGGCGTCGCCGATCTCATCGAACCCGTCTATCCAAAGCATCGTGTATGCCATTTACACCCTCCTGTACCCGAATCCTGCATTGACCGCCTCGGCTGGCGTCCACGGCAGACTGATCGCCGGGTTGTTCTGCCAGATGTGGCCGTAGCTGAAGTAGCTCGTCGTCGGCGACTTTGACGCGCCGTAGTAATCCGTATTTGACACCCGCACCAGGTTCTGGATCTGGTCGCCCGCATCTGCATACGCGCGGGCGTTGACGCGCACCGCCAGGATAGTGTCGCCGACCGACGCCGGTGCTGCATGCGAGAACGCGTCCCGGTTTCCGGATACCGACGTGCTGTTGTAAGTGCTGTCGTTCGGCGGGATGCTGTTCACGGTTTGCCAGTTCTGCCCCGAACTCGGCGTCCACTGCACGGCGACGTTGGCGTTCGGCATCAGAGCGCCGTAAACCCGTGTCACCGGCAGCAGAGGATCCGTCACGAGTCCCGTGGCGATGATCCAGTTGTCCACGTTGACCCGGTCGTTGTTGGCCGTCATGTTCAGCCGGAACCTGTCCAACCTCGTGTTGGCCGTGTTCTGCGTGTTGCCGGTGAACGTGCCCTTGTCGACGCCGTTCACCGCAAGGGTCACGCTACCGGCAACCGGATTGACAAGGCACCGCAGGCTGACGTGCTGCCAGATCCCGTGCTGCAGAACGCCGGTCCAGGTGTAGAGCAGCGCCGCTCCCCTGTACAGCTGCAGATCGTAGCCCAAGGTCGTCTGATTCAGCGCGGTTCTCAGATAGCACTGCACGGCTCCAGCCGCTTCGTCCCAGAACTCGAACTGCAGCTGCGTGACATCGTAGTTGTTGTACAGGATCACATCGAACGCAGAGAACAGCACGGTGAACGGAGCGCCGGAAAGCACCGGCGCGACCCAGTAGTTCTGCACCCGCAGCGATCTGCCGTAACCGTAGGCTGCGTTCAGCCCGGATGGTTGGCTGGCCGAGCGCTCGGAAGCGGAGTACTTCTGATCCGTGCCAGCAATCTCGTCGAAGCCGTCGATCCACAAGATGCTGATTGCCATTGCATCCTCACAACCGGAAAATGAACGTCGGCGGCCACTGCACCACGATGAAGTTCTGCCCGTCCGGCGTCACCGGCAGTCCTGGCGCGGTGTCGTACCAGACCAGCAGCTCGCTGGTGGCCGGGGTGCCTGTGTCCCGCCAGATGGCCATTCCATCCGCAGCCGGGCTTGCCGGCACGACGCCGAAGTTGACGTCATCGGCCTTGAAAACGCCGCCGGTGAAGGTTTTGCCCGTGAGCGCAGGCCCTTCGAAGATGATTGCCGCAGCAGGGATGATCGAGTAGAACTGATCGGTCTGCAGGTTCGGCGTGTAGCCCCCGGCGGTCCGGATCAGGCTTACCCGGATGGTGTTCCCGATGATGTTCGGGAAGCTGTATGCCTCGCACGCTTTCCGGTACAGTCCATTCGCCATCCCTCACACCTCAAGTCGTGGGATAATACCACCCGAAGCAACCGCAGATGATGCGGCCTCCGCTCAGGCTGCTTCCCGTAGCATGGTTTACCACGTAGCTGACCGCATCCCGGTCCCGCAACCGGATCCCGCTGCGGTAGATCTGGTAGGGCGACTGGAGGCTGCCGAGTTGCGTGATCATGTTTCCCATGTCCTCGGCCCAGCGGTCGCCGATGCGGATGCGCCACTTCAGATCGCCGCTGCCGTCGACGAACCCCGTGCCCGTGTACTGCTGCACCAGCGAGCTGATGACGCCGTCGTAGCCCTGCGGAACGGTGAACTGCAATACGATCACGTCGTTTCCGTTCGCTGCAGGCAGCGCGATGGAGTTGAACTTCTGGAACGGAACCGCATTCGGCGGCATCACCAGCCACGGCGGCTGATCCTCGCGATAGCGGCTCGAACCGAACAGGCGCTCGCTGCGCCAGCGGGGCGTTTCCAACGTCAACGTCCACAGCATGCGATCCGCATCGTTCGCCTTCGGCACGTACTGCCCTTGCAGCATCGAACCCTCCTTACAGACCGTCCTTGCGGGCTTTCAGCTTGTTCACGATCCCGAAGTACACGCTGTCCAGCATCTTGGCCAACTTTGCGTCGGAAAGACGGTTCCTCAGGCTCTGGTAATCGCTCCGCGCCAGCTTGGCCCTCCGGAGCGTCTCGGCCTTGTTATCCGCAATCTCTCTACGGTCGCGGGACGTGCGGTAGGCGTTGTAATAGCCCAGAGCCGCCGTCAGGTTTGCCAGCATGTTCCGCACATCCATCACAGGCAGCCCGGCGCGGACAAGCTGTTCGCCTTTCCGTTCCGCCACCCGCAAGTGGCGCACATCGGATCTCGTCAGATAAGCTTCCATCTCACGCCTCCACCAGCTCGTACGGCTCCGCAGTGAACAGGACCAGGTTCCACTTGCGGGCCAGGTCCGTCAGATTGCATACGTCGACGTCCAGGTCGCCGGGATCGATGATCACTTTCGGCTCGCTCAGAAGGAAGAACTGAAGTCTGGACTCGTCGCCGAACCAGCACTGGTTGCACAGCGGCTGCGTCCGGCTGTGCTCGCTGAAGATCTGCGCCCCGCTGTAGGTCTCCGTGATCTGCACGCTCAGCACGGCCTTGTCCATCGCCAGCTCCGGCTGATCCAGAACATTGAGCACGGTCAGCTGCAACCCGTACAGCCAGCTGCCCGGCTTCAGATGCACCTGGTACTGGTAGCTGCCGTAGGCCGGGATCGTCTGGTTGTTCTCCGGCACGAGCACCCAGTACGGGCGGTAGGTCTTCGACTGCCGCAGCAGCTCCAGTTGCGCCACCGCCATCGGCTCGTAGCGGCCCGGAATCTCGACCATCCCGGGATGCAGCGTGAATCCGTCCGCAATCGCGCTCAGCATCCGATCCTCCTTGCTCCGATCAGCGTGACCGGCACAACCGCAGGCAGCGTGTCCGCGTCCGTGTACCGGCTCATCCAGTCCAGCCGCAGGATGCCGTTGGCCGGGAAGAAGAGCGGCGAGGACGGGAAGCACGCCCATGGCCGGTGCGGACGCCATGCGAGGAACGATGACGGCACGAAATCGCTGGCCAGCTGGCGCGTCCCGCTCGAATCGTATGGCATCAGCAGCAGCTTGTTGGCGAGCAGGTCCGGTTCGCCCGCCAAAGCAAACCAGTCGTAGCCGTAGTTGTCCACCTCGACCCGGAGCTGCCGGGGAGCTTCCTCTTGCGTGAACCCGGGCGGGATATGGCTGTAGATGTTCACCGTCAGATCGTTGCGGATCTGGTAGGGGAAGTGCCGGAACTCCGCCGATGACTTCTGCTGATCGAGCATCGACCGCGCACGCCCTCCGGTGAACCGCTTCACGCCGTAAAAGCACAGTCGGCTGTAGTAGGCCTTCTGCGTTCCGGTGTAGTTGTGCGCCGCCCGCTGCACGTTCGACAGGTTGAACCGGATCTGCCCTGCGGGCGGATAGACGATCTCCGGCTGCACGAGCAGCGGCTGGCTGCCCGGGTGGATGAATCCGCGCGGCGTCACAGGGCGGCCCGAGCCGTCGTAGAAGTACAGCCCGCCGGAGCACACCAGGTTGATCCCGAACACTGCACGCAGGCGGAACTCGGCGTCCCGGTCTACCGCGAGCGACAGTCCGTCGTAGCTCTGGCCGTTGGCCAGAACCGACGCATCGTAGACGTAGAAGAACGGCAGGTCGAAATAGTCTTCCATCGCCGCCCTCCTATCTCAGCGCCTGCGCCCGCATCACTCCATGCAGCAGGAACACCACCGTGTTGGCCGACGATGTCAGGTTCAGGATGTTCAGGCTGATCTTGGACGACTTCGGGAAAACCACCTCGGGAAAGATCACGAACGGCACCGGGCTGTTGTTCGCCCCGAGGAAGGCGTAGTGGTTGATCAGCGTGTTCGACAGCGCGTAACCGTTGGCGTCGGTGAACTGCACGCTGAACGCGCCGGTGAACGACGCCACGCTCACCGCACGCAGGATGAAGTCGCCCTCATCGCTGAACTCGCTCGCCCTGTCGCGGATGAACTCGCTCGCGGCCAGATCCACCTGGATCCGGTGGAAGCGCGGAATGTCGATGTAGGCCTTGTCCTCGGCTTGGCCGAGGCCCCGGATGGCCGGTGGAGCGTAAGGGTTGTAGCGCATGATCTCCTCTCCTCAAGTTTGCAGCAGGGAGGGGGCTTTGGGAAGCCCCCTCCCCAGGCCAACGCCGGGCCTCACTGGACGCCGCGAGCGTAGAAGCCGTCCAGCAGAACCACGATGGACAGGCCCGTGCCGCCGTTGGCAGAAGTGGTCAGGGTGACAGGGCCGCCCACCAGCTGCGCCCAGAACGTCATCTGGTTCTCGATGACGACGGGCAGCGCGAGCTTGTGCATGCCTTCGCGGTACGGCATGCCGTTGGTCCAGGTCGTGATGGTCGTGGTCGCCGCCGTGGTCGCGGCCACGCCGTTGACACCGGCTCCGGCAGCGTAGTACCACAGCGGACCGAGGTTGTAGGACTTCTGCCCGAGGTAGAACTCGAGCGCGAAGTTGTCGAGCACCGAGATGAGATCCGCCAGCAGCACGTTGGGCCGCCAGTAGACGCGGATGCCGAACACGCTGAAGGCCTCCGGCGCGGGCAGACGCCGCGACTGGGTCATGTTGGTTTTGGCCTTGTTCTTGCCCGAGCTGGGGCCGACGTTGGTGAACCACTGCGCGTTCAGCTCGTTGACGCTATCGCCCGCGTTCCACGAGACGGTGTCGTACAGCGGAGTGTGCTGCACGTCCATCCGGTTCTCGACGTAGACCTGCGACTGGAACGCGTCGAGGATGATCTGCTCATTCGCCATTGCTTCTTTCTCCTTCGCCCGGCTGGGCCGGGATTTCGATTCTCTGTGGGTTGGTACCGGGGGCGGCGGACGCGCACCGCCCCCTTGCAGACTAGAACGCGGTGCCGAAGGCGCGGCTCAGACCGCTGGTGTTGACCCGCGTCTTGGCATCGGCGGGAGCCGGAAGAGCGATGGGCCGGATCGGGTTCTGCGGGATCGGGAACTGGCCCGGCACCAGAGCGCCGATGCCGAAGCCGTACTGCCGCAGCCCGGGCACGAAGGTGCTGATCGCCGTGGAGCCGACCAGCATCAATGCGCCGAACGGAACGCCGGCCTTGAATTCCCGCGCGGTTTCGCCGTTGCCGCCCATCTTGTCGGCAGCCCAGCTGACCAGCATGGCGCTGATGCCATCGCTCAGCAGCGGGGCGAACTGCCCGGCGAAGCCGAGCAGACCGGGCGGGATGATCTTCGAAACCAGCCGCGTGGCGGCCACGCCGGTCAGACCGCCCAGCACCGCCGTGCCCTTCACTCCGCCGAACATCGGATTGCGGCGGCGGCGGCTGTAACGGCGGCGGTAGACGGCCAAGGCCGGATTCCGGCGGTACCGGCGGCGGTTGCGCCGGCGGCGCACCGGGGGAGCGATCAGGGAAACGAGCTTTCGCCGGGGATTCCGGCGGCGACGACGGGAACGAGCCATGGGATTCTTTCTCCTTTTCCTTCGGGGATTGACTGCGCCGAGCGTAAGCACGAGCGCGGGGTTGCGGCGCAGGATTCTCCTGCGCCTGATCGGATTCAGCCTGCGGCGAGCCTTCCTGCGCGGATTCGCCACTCGCCGCACCACTTTCACCACAGCCATTCTGGTTCTCCTTTCTGTGGTCTCCGCGCGATGGCGGATGTCAAGCATTCAGGGAGCATCAGTTGACGATCCCCTCCCGCTTGATCTTGTACGAACCGCCGACCAGCTCGAGCTGTCTGTTGATCCGGTCGTAGACGACGGCGGGCTGGAATCCGCCCTCCTCGCCCAGCTCGTGCTCGTAGTCGATGGTTTCGAAATTGTCGAAGTCCTTCTCGGTGCGGTACACCAGCGTGTTCAGCACGCCGAGCAGCACCTTGTCCTTCTGCACGGCCTCCGTATCGCCGTCGAGGATCTGCGCCAGCGTCTCGTCGTCGATTGCCTGGTCGCCGCCGATGATGTACAGCTGGTTGCAGTCCGTGCTGGAGCACAGCAGCGGCTGATCGTCTTCGAACGCGATCCGGAACTTGACCTTCGCGGGCGAGGTCAGCGTCAGCTCCTCCAGAGCGCCGATGGCCGCCAGGTTTTCCCTCATGGCGACGGCCTCCTCGACGACGACCTCCTCCCCGCTCTCCCTGCCATGGAAGGTCTCGTAGACCTTCTCGGCGTCCTCGTAGGCGTCCTTCAGCTCGGGTGCGTCCGCAGGCAGCTCCGACCAGGATTCCTCCACCGGCTCCTCTCCTTCGGGGTTCCGCTCCAGGCGGATCGACGGATTCTGCTGCGACTGCGCGGCATCGGGCGCGTCGTAGCCCCTCAGCGTGCCGTGATGCAGCGCGTAATGCAGAGCATCGGCCAGAGGGTCCAGGTCGACGGAGTCGATGTAGCGGCTGTGGAAGCCCTCCCTCGGAGCGCCCCGGTGCAGCCGGTAAACCGGGCTTTCCGGCGTGCCCTCGGGCATCTCGGTCCAGATCGACAGCGCCAGGCCCAGCGCCGGATCGTACTTGTCCGCCCGCGCGGCGAAGAAGGCTCCCTTGCGGATAGGCACGCGGTGCTCCGGCTCCGTTGCGGGCGTCTCCTCCCAGGCGTCCTGCAGCTTCCGGAAGATGGTTTCCGCCAGGTAGCGGGACAATACGTCTTCTGTATCGCCTTCCGGGTTCCTCCGCCTGCCCTGCAGGCCGCGCTTCCGCAGCGATTCGCGGGTCGGGTAGGCGACCAGCTCGTAGCGCCCGCTGGGCATGCGGTAGACCGAGACGTGGACGAAGATGTTCGGATCCGACGTCGCCAGCAGCAAGCTCACCGTGCGGTCGTAGGGCACGGCGGTGTTGATGTAGTCGGCCATGCTCAAACCGGCCTGCGCCGCCGCGCGGTCCAGCAGGGAGTTGATCTCGGCCAGCGTCTCGAAGTAGCCCTTGCCGTGCCGGTCGAGGTAATCCATGATCTTGCGAACCTTGCGGTCCAGCTCGCGGCCCTCGCTGCTCGCCGGATTCTTCGCCGTGGGAACGCCGAGCCGACGGTAGAAGTCTTCCATTCTGCCCATCAGTCTGCTGCTCCTTTCAGATCCTCGATGTTGATCAGCTGGGACACGGTCCGCTTCGCCTTGGGGTTGTTGCCCTGCCCGTGCGCGGCGAACGCAATCGCGCTCCGGGTCCGGTGCAGGAAGTCATCCCGCAGGCAGAGCTTGCACTCGAGGCACCAGACGCGCTCCAGCTTGTTGTTCTTCGCGGCGACCTCGTGCGGGCAGGGGATGAGGCGGAAACCGTTCTCCGCCATCATCGCCTTGCCCAGTGTGATGACCTGCTCGCCCATCTTCTTCTGCAGGTAATCCGGCACGACGACGCATGTTCCGTAACCGCGCCGGTGCGCTTCCTCCAGGTCGTCCACGGTGTCGCAACTGGCCAGCACGCTGATCTCGCGGGGCCACGCCGAGCGCGGCACATCGCGCCAGCCGTGCGTGTAGTTCCACACGTTCCTGGCGTCCGGCGCTCCGCCCTCGCGCACGCCCGCGCCGGTCAGCCTGCCCTCGGCGAACAGTCTGACTGCGCTGCCGACGGTTCTGGCCGCAGTCGGAGTCACGCAGTCGCCGACGACATGCAGCCGGACGCCGTTGTTCAGCCGTAGCAGCTGCCAGAACGGGTGCGCCAGCCGGAGCACGGCGGCCTCGTCCTCGGCCACATCCTCCGGCGTGTAGCGGTTCTTCGACGGATCCTTGCCTATGGCCAGCCTGCTGATGCCCGCCGCTACGTTCAGGTGCTTGGTGTGCGCAACCGCCTGAGTGCCTTCCTCGGCGTAGCAGCCCGAATCGTACAGCGGGCAGCGGAAGCCGCTCTCGTTGTTCCTGCCGTCCGGGCAGCTCGCCTGGGAAACATTGGTGCACATCGTCGGCCCGGTTTTCGAATTGCCGCTGTTGATGCTCGCGTTGGCCAGACGCCGTGGCGACCACAGCACGATGGAAGCGATATCCCTCTTCGACTTCGACATGCCTGCATCAAGCAGCGCCTGCTTCAGCCCGTTGAAGCGGTCCTGCAGGTTGGAGGAACTGATGAGGGCTTCCACCTTGGCCTTGGAGATGTTGTCCCACTTGGGGCCTTTGCTCTTCTCCTTGGGGTTGCGTGCGCGGAAGCCCAGCGCACGCAGCAGCTCGGCAGCCGCCTCGAAATCCAGATGCGCGACTTCCCCGCTATCCAGGGGGCGGCTGCCTCCGCGAGGCGTCCAGATCGCGGTGTCGCCGCCAGCTGTCCTCAGGTTGATCGCCATCGCCTATGCTGCTCCTTTCCGGGGCTTCCATTTGACGCCGCCGCGAGTGAACTGCTCCGCCCAGTAATCCTCGCCCATGCCGGACCGGAACTTGCCGCCCGCAATCTGCCTTCCATCGCGCCACAGCGCGAAATGCCCGGTGGAAACCGCGTCGGCGCGGGAGGCGTAGCGGGCCGAGTCGGCGATGGACGCGGCATGCGCAGACTCGACGAGCTTCCCCCTGCCGTCGTGCAGGGTGACCATGTAAGGCAGCGCCTCAGCCGGGTTGCGCCTGCCAGCCGCAGCCATCTTTTGGAAGCGCTCCTTGCCGTACTTGCGGCGTCCGATCCATGCAGCCAGGGCTTTCGGATCGTCCGCTCCCTTGCGCTTGATCGACTCGGCCAGTTTCCTGAAGCCCATGTACGGGTTCTTCAGCCGGTAGCCCGCCTTCAGGTAGCGCTGGATCTCGCTGCTGTAAGCAGGCACGATGCGCCGGGTCGAACTCTCGATCCGGCTGCGCTCTTCGTACACCTCCTGGCTCACCGGAGTGATCGTCTTCTGTCTTTCGTCGATCAGGTAGTAACCCGGCATGGAGAACTCCTTCACTCTGCCGGAGCCGCCGGAGCGGGAGCCGGAGCCGGAGCCGGAGCCGCTGCCCGACGCCTGGATCGAATCAGCTCCACCGCACGCTGGCCAGCCGTCGAATGCTTCAGCCGCGCTTCCTGCAGGGCGCGGTAGTAGTCCGCCTTGGCCTGCAGTTTGGCCGCCTTGTAACCGGCGCGGTCCTTGCGCATGGTGATCAAAAACAGAGCGCCGATGCCGATGACCAGCGCCCACTGCCCAAGCGTCCACCGCCCCGGGTTGGCCCACGAGGCCAATTCCGATCCCAGGTCGATTGCGCCAAGGCCCTGGATCACCGCTTTGCCCGACCGCTGGCCCGGCGGCAACCCGATGGTCGACAGCGCGTTGGCCAGCGGATTCTGCGGCAGCGTCCAGTTCGCGGCGACCAGCTCGCCGACTCCGACCGTCCGCGCCACCGGCTGGCGCGGCTGGAACGGATTGTTCGGCACGACAAACCAGCCCGGGATCAGCTCCCCGAGGCCAGGCGCTGGATGAATGTTCAGGTGAGCCATAGCTTCATGCCCTCTTCGCCAAGATGATGACCGCCACCACTGCGGCGGCACCCACGACAAACCACAATCCCGGCCTGGACACGGCGTCCGCGACGGCCTCTCCGGCTTGGTAAACTCCGGACTGGAACTGGGCGATGCCGCCGGTCGCCTCCAGCCATGCATTGGTGAGCTGTTGCTGCTGCCGCCGAGTCTCCTGCGCCGATTCCTCCGGGTTCCATGACACCGGATTCCGAATCTGCTCCTCTGTCTTCGGCGCAGCGGGAGGCACAACGGGAACGCCCTTGCAGCCGATGCCGATCCACCTGCAGTGCCAAGGTTCTCCCATGTTGCACTCGTAGAGCGGACGCACTCCAATCGGCGTGGCGATGATCGACGACCAGGTCCCCGTCGGGCACTTGGACGGATCGTCGACCACCTTCACCGTTACGGCTCCCAGTCCGATCATCATTGGACCCACTCCGCTTCCACAATCTCGGCCTTGCCATCGGCTGCGGTCACCGTCACTGCGGATCTGACGCAGCGAGCGCCTTTGCGGCTGCCAACCGCCTTCGGCTTCCGTCCCTTTGCCGTCTGCTGCATTCCCTTTGCCGTCTGCTGTTGTTGTCCCTCCGCCAGCGTCTGCACCGCGCGTCGCAGCCGGGGCGAGTCCAGCGGTTTCAGCATTTCACGCAGCTCCGGTTCGAACACCTGGTACACCGCTAGGCAGACAGGATCCCGGCTCGCGATCCGCTCGACGATGCCGAGCAGCAGCAGATCCAGGCGTCCTGTACGGTCAGCCATCGCGTTCACCTGTTGGCCAGAACCACTCCCAATACCGCTGCGCTGCCGATGACCACCCAGTTCGGCACGCCCTTGATGATGGTTTGCCCGGTCAGCGGGCTTTGCGGCGGGCTGGCCGTCCGCTTGATCCCGGCAGTCTCCAGCGGTTCAGGGCAATCCACCTCGAACAGCATGGTCGGATCGAGCATGCACACATTGAAACACTTGCCGTTCTCGGTGCTCTTCATGACCACCCACTGGGTGGCGTCCGTGCACGGACCGGTATAACGGTCAGTACCAGTGTCAGTAACAGTAGCAGTAGCAGTGTCAGTCAGGATCGCTCCCATGTCGCCAAGGCTAATCGGAATCATCATCTTCGCTTCCTCCCGAAAGCAGGATCAGCAGCAGCAACGCAGCGACCGCCAGCAGCAGCGGGTTGATCGAATCCTGCTGCTGCTGCTGCGGCTGGACATGCAGACTCCATCCCTCCGCTCCCGGCATGTTCGTCTGCGGCTGGCAAATCATCATCGCGGCAAAACCTCTAGTCTGATGCGAGAAACAGACCCAATCCAATCGCGCCCGCGAGCAGCAGCATGCCGCCGGACGACGACGACTGCTGGCGCTGTGTGATGCTCGGCATATTCTGTCCGGTCAAAGGCGACTGCGCACCGGGTGTCCGCCACGCGCCGCCCGCCGCCTGCGCTCCGGTTTCCGGCAGCATGTAGCTCCACCAATCCGGCGGGTAGGCGTAGTCGATGTCCATATACGGCAAGCCGTAGCCCGATGTGTCTGAATACACATAATCCACTGGCTGCTGATGAAGCCTCCACCACTCGTAGCCGAAGTCGAAGTTCTCGTCGTAATCGGCGTCCTGAAGCGTGTAGCGGGACAGATCCGAGTAGACGTATTCGACTTGGCCCAGCGAGCCGGTGCGGATCATCATTGCCACGGCCTCCGGTACGCCTTGACGTAGCGCCACGTCATCCCGCTCATCCCGAGTTGGGACAGGTAGCCGTGGTACTCGCTCGCCGTCAGGCCCTGGTTGTCGGTCAGCCCGAAGCGCTCGCCGAGCACCGGCGCGTACTCCGCGCACGGAGGCGAGCACAAACCCGCTTCGATGGCCGCCTGCGCCCGGTAGTAGTTCCACGCGTGCCATCTGTAGCGCCACTCCCCGGTCAGCGACGCCTTCGACGGATCCAGCGCCGCCTGCTTGAGCACGTCATCCGGCGGCGGCGTGCCGACGCTTTCCGGCATCACGCCAGCAGCGTCGGCTGCAGGATTGCCGGTAGACGGAGCGCTGCTCCCGGTCGCCGGAGTCCCGCCGCCAGCCGCCGGTGTCCGCTGCTGGATCGCCAGCGTCGAGTTCGGCGTTCGCCGGTTGAGCAAGAGCAGCAGCACCGCCCCGCCGATCAGGATCCAGCCCGCGTTGTTCATCGGTACAGCCTCCTCAACGGCTCAAAGTCATCCTTCCTGTTGTCATCCCGCAGCAGGAAGAACCAGACGGCGAGCGCGGCCAGAGCGAGCAGCAGCAGCTTGTTCCAGTCGGATGATGCAGCTGTCTGCACCGTCTGCGCAGTCCGGACTAGGACGCCGACGTCCTCGTGTCGGTAGACGTCCTCGGCAAGCACGTTTCCGCCGTAGAGCGCCTGCACCCGCACCTCATCTCCGGTCGCCAGCTGCTGCGGGAACGGCAGCCGCAAGCAGGTGGGCGTCGCCGGGCTGCCCGGACCCTCGTAAACCGCGCTGCCGCGAACGAACACCCGGAAGGTCACCTGCGACGGCTGAACGCCGGCAGTCGGCATGTAGCACGTCGACAGGTAGCGCTCGGCTGTCGGCACGGTGGACAGCACGTTATGAGCCGAGACGATGCTTCCGGGTGCCATAACCTACTTCCTCCCCCCGCCCGACATCGCAAACAGCAGCGCCGCTGCGCCGCCGATCAGCAGCAGCATCGGGAGGCCGGTGCCGGCTGACTGGACGATGACTCCCGGCGTCTGGCCGCCGGTATCCGGAGTCCGGCTGCCGGGCTGAGGCGGCTGGTTCGCGGCGGGCAGCTCCGGCGTCTGCACACTGGCTCCAGGAATCTGTGTGCTGCTGCCAGGTGTCACGGTCACGTTGCCCGGCGGCTGCGACGGGTTCGCCAGCTCGAAGTCCAGCCTGCCGACAATCTCGCCGCCGACGTAGACGTTCTCCTGCCAGCGCCCGGCGTGCTCCGGCTGCCACGATCCGGAGATCTCGTAGTAGCCCTGAGCGTTGGTCGCGCCGTAGGCGGTCCTGCCATGGCTCTGGCCGTTCTGCCACGCCTCGATCTCCACGGTTTGGTTCGGCAGGCCCCAGATCTTCAGCGTGAACCTGCCGCCAGTCTTGTAGCCGTCCGGCGCGAGCAACTGCACGTTGCGGCGGTAGGCGGTCGTGGTAGCGGCGGTGTTGGATGCCTGTGTCTGTGTCTGTGTCTGCGTCGCCGGTGCTGTCGCGTAGGCAAACTCCTGGGGCAACTGAACCTGAGCCGATGTGCCGGACGGCTGCACGAGCACGGACGTGTTGATCCCGGTGGAGTAGCCCTGCATCGGGGCGGCGTAGATGCCGAAAAGGTACGCGATATCGGATGCCTCTTCCTGCGGCGAGTTGTGGCGCACCGGGTTTCCGATGCTGGCATCCATGCTCTTGCCGTCCCTGGACAGCACAGCCTGGTACTGGAACAGACCGACGCAGCCCGCGCCGGGATCGCAGGACGAGCCGAGGATGTTGACCGAGAACCCGGCGCTCTGGAGCGCGGCCACCACGGCATCGGCATATTGCCTCGACTGCGCGAAGTAGATGTTGACCCACTGGGTCTTGGCCGCGAGATCCTGCACCGGATCGCCGAAGACGGATGGCGCGGGCGGAATCATCCCGCCCAGCCCGAGCAGGTAGCCGCGCACCTCGGGCATCCGCTGGCGGCCCCACTGCGGACTGCGGTTCTGCCTCGACCACTGGCTGCCGGGACGGAGCGCAGCCGCAGTCTGGCTTGGGCCATATGCCGGACGCAGCGCCCAGCCCGGGTCTTCATCGAACTTTCCTTGCACGGGCAGCTGCATCAGTCCTCCTTTCCGCCACTGAACAACCATAGCGCAGCCAGCGCCAGGCCGCCGATGAGAAGCCATCTCGGCGTGACGCCGAACCTCGCCAGCGCGGGCGATTCCGGAATGCATCGGTATCGGACCACCGTAATGGATGTCGTGCCTGGCGCAGATCCCGGGTCGTAGATCTCCGCTTTCGTCCCCAGCGGGCATTCGCCGGGATCGGAGACGAGCTTCATGTCGCACGGGCAGGGCGGCGCGATGCATTGGCAATCCGCAGCGCCCAGTCGCACTATGGGCATGGCTAACCGTCCTCCTTCTTCATAAGCAGAAAGATCCCTGCGCCGGCCAGCAGCAGCGGCAGCAGCAGGCCGCTGCCGGACAACGGAACCAGAGCGCCGGTGACCGGATCGATGGTCGCATTCACAGGATCCGGGCGCGGCGCGTCCCTGGCGATGGGGTCGCGGTACAGAGTGAAGTAGTCGCAACCGGTTCCCGTGGGGCACCACGGGGCGCTGCCGCCTCGCTGGCGCTCCTCGATGCACCGGCGGCCCGGGTCGCCGCCCACCGCCGCGCATCCCCGGATGATGTAATCCCACAGCGCGTCGAAGTTGGCCAGCGCCTGCCGCTGGCTGGAGACCGTGCGCGGCCCGTTCATGTAGGCCTCCAGGTTCTCCTTCATCTTCGCCTCGGCCTCGTCTACCACTTTCGTCGCCTGCTCCTTGCGGATGTTGCTGATCCGGTTCCGCATGAGCCAGAAAGTGACCCCGGCCACCGCCGCCCCGATGACCGGGATTGCAATTGCTGCAGCGCTGCCGAACATGGCCGGTGCAGCCGCCGTCGCCGCAGCGCCCGCTGCGTTGACTGCGGTCACCGAGGGCGGAGCGCCGCTTGCCACGCCGGAGGCAAGGACGTTCGATGCGGCACCGGCGGCGCTCTGGTACGGGTTGTACCCGCCGGGGTAGCCGAGGATGACGACGTCGTCGACCGAGGGCGTGTAGCCGTCTCCGAGCGCCGCCAGTGCAGGATGGAGCATTGCCATGAGCCGCCTCAGATCTCCAGTGCCATCGCCATTGCCGCCTGCTTACCGCAGCGGGAGAATCACCTTGAGATCCCCGCTCCTGGTGCGCTTGATCTTGGCCGTGACGTAGCGGTTGGTCGGAATCGGGTTCTTCTTCCGCTTGGTCGCTTCCTTCAGCGCCGATTCCGCCCGCTTCCTCGCGCCGGACGCGGTCTTCAGGGTCGTCCGGGCCTTGCGGCTGGCCTTGGCGATCTGCGCCGCCCGCTTGGCCTTCGACTTCGCGCCACGGCTGCCAGCCTTGGTTTTGTACTGGGCCGATTCGCCGACCCGGTCCGGGTCGTAGTCTCCGGAGGCGCGGATCGGATGGAAGACTCCGTTGCCGTCGTAGTAACCGGCGGCGATATTCTTCACTCGCAGTGGCATGGGTCAGTCTCCTTCTCCTCGAAGCAAAAGAAACAGCGCGACGCCGCCCAGCAGCAGAAGCGATAATCCGGAGAAGCTGCTCCCGATGACGCGCTCCGGAGTAGATGGCTGAGATGGCAGCACCGCGCCCGGCGTGCCGGGTCCGGTCTGGTAAATCCGCGTTCCGCCAGCGCCTGTCTCCATGACCAGCGGCTGGTTCTGGTTCAGCAGGATCTGCTGGCCGGTCTTGCTCCAGCCCTGGGTGATGGACTGGAACCAGTCGGTCCAGCTGCCCGACAGTCCGTTGCAGCATGGCTTGGCGGAGTACATCATGGCGGCTATCTCCTCGACATCAGGACGGCGGCTCCGATCACGCCCAGCGCGATCAGGCCCGGTCGGATCTTGTCAATATCCAGGTTGAGGACCACGGGCTTGCGGATCGGCCACTCCGTCCTGCGGTAGACGCCTTGCACCTCCCACCCGGCGTAGGGTCCGTGGCTGGCGTCGATGGGAAACCTCTTTCCGTCGCGGTAGCTGGCGACGTAAACATGGCTGAACTGGGCCGGGTCGCGCTCGTCGGCGGCCACGGTGACATAGCTTGCCTGGATTCCCTGGGCGAGCAGCATGGACGCGGCGAGCATGGAGTAGTCGTCGCAGTCGCCCTGCGCCACCGGCACCGGCAGCGCGAGCAGGTCGCGGGGCCGGATCAGGGTTTCGACGATGTAGTCCTTGTACCAGCGTTGGAACGGCTGGCTGAGGGCCTCATCATTGACGAACCGGATCCTGGCCCGGATGAAGCGGTAGATCTGTTCCTCGGGAGTCAGCCCAGGATACATCCGCTGCGCCGCGGCGACGGCTTGCCGGACTTCCGGCGACTCGCTGTCCTCGGCGGCGTACTTCGACATCAAGCCGATGACGGCAGACGTCTGGCTGTCGCCGTACTCGGGGACCGGCGACAAGTCGTACCTCACCTTGCCGAAGCCGGGCAAGAAGGCGGTGCCGGGCATCTGCGGCGATTTTAACCGAAAATGCGAAAAACCCGCGCTAGGTACTCTATACAGTTTACTGTATACTATGCTCGAAGCAGGGAATTCCTGATTCCTGTCAGGCCTAATTAGGCAGATTCCCTGCCGAGTGCCTACGCCGAGGTGTATGATGCCCGATGCGAAACGAGCGCCAGAACCGGCCCCGCCGCCCGATCCGGCGGAGGCTATCCTGTTGGAACAACTGGAAAAGCAGCGCGAGCAGGAAGCCCAGCTGATCACCGAGGAGCAGGAGCAGGAAGAGGAGCAGAAGAAGGAAGTTCCTCCTCCGGTTCCGACCAACAAAGACTTGCGGAGGAAAAAAGCCAGGCTTATGCGCGGCCTGGACGAGGAGCAGAAGCTCCGGCCCCCGCTGAAGCTGTTTCCGGCCCCGTTCACAATGAACTTCCACCCGGACCACAAGGATGCCCGGGGCCGTCCGCCCGCCTTCTGGGACTACTGGAAGCAGGTTTACGATGACCCGGCGCTGCGGGACCGCGTGGTCGTCTACATCTACCGGCTGTGGCCGGTCATGATCGACGGCAAGCGGCAGGTCACCAAAGCCTTCGCACCGTTCCCCTACGAAGACCTGCTGAAGCTTTACGGTTGCGGCGACTACTTCCTGAAGCTCAACGACGCCGCCGCCAACAAGAAGATGCGGCGCACCATCTGCAACTGCAAGGTGGCGATGGTCGGAAACTACAACCTGACGGAGTACCCGCCGTTGCTGGACGTCGAAGGACTGGACGTCTCCAACCCGCACAACGAGCGGTACATCCTGTGGTGCGAGAGCCGGGGCATCAAGATCCCCGGCAAAGAGGAAGAGGCCAGGAAACAACAACAGCAGCAGAAAAAGAGCGAGGAGGACGATGTGTCCGAAGTAACCAGGATCCTGCTGGATCAGTACACGCAGCTCACCAACCGCATGATGCGGGACGACAACGGCGGCAAGAAGGCGGCGGTCGATCCGACGATGGCCGCCGTCGCGCCCATGGTCGCCGTCATCAAGACGGCCACCGAAGGAGCCAACCAGATCATGCAGAAAGCCTACGAGCGGACTGCGCAGTTGCAGCAGCAGCAGCAGAACCCCACCAAGGCGATCACGGAAACCGTCACCGCTCTCAAGGAGCTGCTGCCGCAGAACGACGCCAACGCCTCCAAGATGGTGACCAGCTACCTGGAGGCGATGAAGGAGATGTCGAACGCCATCACCAAGGTGAACAGCGAGTACGTCGATCGCATGGTGCAGATGACCAACCAGCGGCTGCACAGCCACGAGGAGCAGATGAAGGCGCTGCTCGAGGCCATCGCCAAGCGGCAGGAAGCGGCTCCCGCAGCCGCATCGGCAGCCGGACAATCGCAGTCGCTCAAGGACATGCTGCGCGAGATGGCCGAGTTCAGGGATCAGATGCGCGAGGTGCTGGGGGTCGATGACGACAAGCCGGCAAAGAGCAGCGGCTGGGCCGAGTACCTGCCGGACATTCTGAAAGCCGTCACTGTGCTCGGAACCACCATCGCTGCAGCGATGCATAACTTCGCGGTCGCCAAGACCGGCCAAGGCCAGCCCTTGCCGGTGCAGCCGATGACTCCCTCGGCGGCACCTCCTCCGCCACCGCCGGTGCAGGCGTCCGCAGAACAGCCAACACAGGAGCAGCAGCCTGACATGATGGCCCAATACCATAACCTGTTGTCGATGCTCAGGCCAAGCCTGCTGAAGTCGTTCATGGACGGGGAAAGCGGGGCCGATTACGCCGAGCGCCTCATCGAGCTGACCGATGCAGGCCTGTTCGGACCGACCTACAGCGGACGCCAGATCTATGACGCGATTCTCGAAGCGGGCGAGCTGAGCGTATCAACCGTGATCAAGACTTTCCCGCCAATCTGGGACGTGGTGAAGCAGACCCCGCAAAAGTGGGAGCGCTTCCTGCACGAGTTCTTCACGGCGGACGAGATCTGGGCGAAGGAGGACGCGGAAGCAGAGCAGCAGGCGATGCCGCATCCGGCTCTGGACCGGAAAAAGAAAAACTGATGTATACTGGCCGCAGATGCTGGCCCGGGCGACCGGCTCCGTCTATACCGTGCAGTACCGGTGCATCTACCGCGAGCACTGGTACGACGACAGCGACTACCCGTCGATAGAGGAAGCCGTCGCCCGGGCCTGGCAGCTTGCGGTTGAGGAAGACCGGACGGCCCGAGTCGTGGATCCGTACGGGCGGGTCGTCTACGCCACGGCGATGCCATGAGCGACGACGAGCTGATCGAGATCGGAGAAACGGCGGTTAGCGTCCTGGGCAAGGATGCGGCGGAAAAGCTGTCGGATATCGGGGATCTTCTGGACGAGTACAGCATCCCGGAGATCCGCGAGCGCCTGCAGCGGCTGGAGCAGCTGGAGGAGCGGATGGCCGACCTCGAGGAGTCGGTTGACTTCGACCGGCTCCGAGACATAGCGAAGCGGGCGAAGTCGGCGACTGCTGCTGCGGAGAAGCTCGAGAGCGCATTGTCAGACCTGGCCGACGACCTGCTCGAGTGGATGACCGATCTGCATGCGCGGTTGAGATGAAGCACGCGGCCCTGGCTTTCCTGCTTGCAGTTCTGCTGACGGGCCAGACGCGCGTTCACGGGCCGACGCAGATCCGCTACCTGGCTTCGGGCAACGGCGCTGTTAGCTGGTACTACGGCAGCCTCAGCTTCGGCACCCTCGCCGCAGGCCAGTGCGCCGAGCTGAACTTCCCGGCACAAGGCGTCTCGCCCGGGCTGGCGCTCGCTCCGGGCTGGCCGCCCGATCTGCCCAAACCGGTTTCCGGCATCATGTATGCAGGGGCGGACGCGGTCGTCGTCCGGCTCTGCGCATCGCAGAACGTCAACGTCCCGCCGGGGCTGACCTACTCGGCGGCAGCGCTCGTATGGAGATGAACCCGTGAAGAAGATGCTCGTCTATTCCGCCTGCCTGCTGGCCGCCGCAGCGGTCGCCAGCCTGCCGGTCGTGACCGCCCAGACAAAGCCGTCTACCAGCCAGATCCGGGGTCCGGTGCTGACCGACGCCCGCGTCCTGGTTTTATCCAGCGGCAAGATCGGCTTTGCGGCGCTGGGCACCGGCGTCCAGCTCGTCCAGACGCCGGGCGGCTGGGAGCTGCAGGCCGTGCCGCAGCCGCAGCAGACTGCGGACGCCGTGCTGACGCGGGCCGCAGACGGCGGCTGGACCCTGCCCGCATCCTGCTCTCTGCAGGCGGTCTACCGCAACGGCATCCGGCAGGTGCGCCCGCTCGACTACTCGGTCTCCGGCGGCGCGATCCGGTTCACCGACGGCACCGGCGACCCGTCGCAGGCCGACGACGTCGTGGTCGCGGTCTGCCGCTAGATGCCGCGCGACATCACCAGTTCATCCAGCTCATCCTCGCCGGTCTCCGGGTTGCGCTTCCGCGCGGCTGGCTGCGCTGAAGCCGATCCGGGACCGTACAGCTCTTCGTAGACCGCCGGCCCCAGGTGCTCCACGATCTGGCGGCGATACTTGCGGCAGATGGTTTTGGCCAGAGCCGCCATGCCGGGCGTCCACAGTTCGTCCGGCGTGTTGGCCAGCCGGTGGCCGATGGCCGCGTCCAGCTTGTTGAATCCGGCGTCGTCCAGCGTCCGGGCCTTGTCGCACAGCGCGGCGATGAACCGGATGATGCTGCGGGCCGCACGCTGCTGCGGCTCCGACATCGACTCGCCTTCCTGCTGCAGGCGCTGGCGCGGCGTGAGCACTGCGGCTGCTGCGGACGGCGCGGCATCGGTCCTGGCCAGCGCGGCGGGCACAATCGGCTCGTCGAGGAACTCGGGCTTCTCCTCGGTGCCAGCGCCCTTGTTGTCGAGCGCCTTGCGGTTGGTCTCCTGCTTCTCCACGATGGCCTGGGCGATGCGTGCGGTGAGCGATCCTTCGAGCACCAGGTGCTGCACCAGCACCGGATCGCTCTGCCCGATGCGGTGGCAGCGGTCCTCGCCCTGCTCGATGTTGGCCGGAACCCAGTCCAGCTCGATGAAGATGACATGGGACGCAGCGGTCAGCGTGATGCCCACGCCCGCTGCAGTGATGGAACCGATGAAGACGTCCGCGCCGCCTTCCGTCTGCTGGAAGCTGTCGACGGCGGCCTGCTTGTCCGCCGCGCTCATGCCGCCGACGAGCTTGGCCACCTTGTAGCCCTTCTCGGACAGATGGTTTTCGATCAGCTCGATGACGTCTCGGTGGTGGGCGAAGACGACCAGTTTGCGGGAGTTCTCCACGGCATCCTCGAGATAGCCCAGCGCAGCCTTGGCCGTCGCCAGGCCAACCTCGTGCCGGATCCGCGCCATCTCCTCGAAGGCGACCGAATGCGCCTGCCTGAGCTTTTTGACCGCCGCGCGGTAGGCCTCATCATCTCCGCTCGCCTTGGCGATCTCCATCTCGGCCTGCGCGGCCAGCAGCGAGTCCTGCTTCTTCCTGGCGTGCTCGTACTCGGCGCGGATCACCTCCGCCGCGCCGCTTGCGTCCAGTTCGACAACCTGCCGGATCTTCGGAGGCAGCTCGGTGAGCACCTGCGACTTCAGCCGCCGGATCATCACATGCAGGCGCAACTGATGCTGCAGCTCGTCGAGGTTGTCCGGCCCCAGGAACTGCCAGCCGTAACGCGTCTGGGTGTAGCCTGCGTAGCGCATCCAGAACTTGCGCCGGGTCTGGAAGTGCTCGAAGCGGCTGAAGATGGGCACGTTCAGCAGGCAGTAGTCAACTATGGTCCAGAGATCCTGCGGGCGGTTGTAGATGGGCGTGCCGGTCAGCATCAGCCGCCGCTTGGCCTGCAACGGCGGAAGGTGGATGATCCACTGGCGACTGTCCGGATCCCACGTCTTGCTGCCGACGATCTGCACCGTGCGCTTGGCGTCCGGGTTCTTGATGTAATGCGCCTCGTCGATGATGGCGATGTCCCAGACGCGGCTGCGCAGCTCGCGGCTGAAGCGGACGAGCAGGTCGTAGTTGATGATGACGATGTCCGATTCCGGCCAGCCGGTTTTGCTGTCGACGATGCCGATGCTGCGGTCCCGGACGAGCCACTTCCTCAGTTCGCGCTGCCAGTTGATCTTGAGGCTCGCGGGGCAGACCACTAGCACGTTGCGGCAATCCTGGCCCAAGTAGTTGATCAGGCCGATGGCCTGGATGGTTTTGCCCAGGCCCATCTCGTCCGCGATCAGCGTTCCCTCGCGCTCCAGCGCGTAGGCGACCCCCGCCTTCTGGTAGCCCAGGTAGCTGAGGTTCGGCGGAGCGGGGATGTCGATGTCGGCCTTGACGGCATGGCTCGCCTCGAGCTGCCTCTGCTGCTTGCGCCGCCAGTTGTTGATCTCGTCCGCCGCCGCCGCGTCGAAGTACTGCTGCAACTTTAGCGCCTTCTTGTAGTCGGCGGTCTGCCACTCCTTGGCATCGCGGTTCCACCACCAGCCCGCCTCGTTCGGGATCAGGCGCTTGTCGTAGGGTCCGCGCCAGCGGAACAGACCGCCGTAAAAAGTGACGTATCTCATCTTTTCTTCAACGCCTCCGCGATTCTCTTTTCGGTTTCGTCTCCGTTTTTCTGCCCTTCGAGGTAGAGTATCAGGTTGTCTAATAGTTCACGCGCCTCGGGACACGCCTTCCTGAGCCGGGCGAGCATGCGGCTGACATCCCGACTGGTGGGCCGTTTCCTACGGACGGAACGGTTGGCGGATTCCGGCTTTCCGCCGAGCAGCCCCCTGACCCTTGCATCCCGCTCCCTGGAAGGCATCCTGGCCAGCAGGTAGCCGTCGTACGGACTGATGCGACTGCCCACGGCCTGCAGGATATCCGGCGGCAGGGATAGCAACGTCCGGCGCTGCGTCACCCAGCCCGGGCTGCGCCCGAAGATCCGGGCGACCTCCTCCACCGTCCGCCCTTCGTCCATCAGACTGCGGATCAGCTCTGCCTCCTCGACCGGCTTCAGGTTGCGTCGGGCGCTGTTTTCCCGGATCTGGACGACCAGCTCTTCCTCCGTGCTGGGCACCTCTATGGCCGATACCTGGTTGAGTGGGCTGCCTTCCGGCAGATCGCCGTTGCGCTTCAGCCAGAGCAGGCCTGCCACGCGCCGATGGCCGTAAACCAGCCGCCAGCCGCCCCGGATCCGCCGCACGCCGACCGGCTGCAGCTGGCAGCCCGCTTCGAGCAGGTCCTGCGCCATCCTCCGGGCATCGTCTTCCGGGATCTCGCCCCGGATGTTGTCGCTCAGCTCGATCTCGGACGGATCGAGCAGCAGCAGCCTCGGTTTGGCCATCACCCCTCCCTGACGGTCAGCAACTCGACGATCTCCCGGATCCGGGCCTCGATGCGCTCGCGGTCGCGGGTCGACAGCACCTCGGCCAGCGGCCGGGTCTGCCATAGCGCCATTTCGATCTCGCATGCCAGCCGCTCCGGGCTGCACTTCAGCTTGTACTCCGGCTTCGTTTGCATTGTCGGTTCTCCTCTCTAAACGGCAAGTTCGGCCAACGCCACTTCGTTAGGAAACTTGTGCTTCAACGTACGCCAGACCGTTTCGACCATGACTGCTTCGGCACTCCTGGACAGCGGCGGCTTGTCGAATACGAAAACCGGCGTCTCCAGCAGATGCCGGAAATGCCAGCGTGCGTGGAGGTTGTCCTTGATGTGCTCGCGCAGCCGCCGGAGCGTCTCATCCACCGCATGCGCACGGCGGGATTGCACCGCCTCCGGGAAAACGTCCCCTTGCCCGCCCAGCGCCCCGATGCTCCAGTTGAACCCCCCTCCGTAGCTGGCCACATAGATTCGGTAGATCGGCACGTAAAACCTGTCCGAGGACTTGACCAAGCGATCCGGCGTCTCGCGCCGGATGACATCCAGCACCTCGGTGTAGAGCATATGGTTGCTGTTTCCCAGCGTGGACAATGCCATCTGCTCCACGCGTATGCTGTGGGCGTAGATGTACTCGATCCCGTGCGCCTGGTGCATGATGCCCAGCACGGATCCCATGAGATCGATGCCCGGCGACAGCATCCGTATTGCCGGGAAGGAGTAAGGGTGCCGCGACGGCCTGCACCTCGAAAGATCCAGCAGAGGAGAGACAATATCAGCTAGCGGACGAGCTTTCATATGGCCAGCTCCGCAAGGGCAACCTCGTTGGGGTATGCCTGTTTGATCGTGCGCCACATCGCCTCTGCGGCGACGGCTGCCGGGTCGATCGACAGCGGGGGCCGATGGAACCAGTGCACCTCGGGCGCGTCCGGATGCGCCAGCAACGCGCCTTCGCGGGGGGCGCTCCCGGCATTGCGCCGGTACTGCTCGATAAAGCGGGCCGCCTCCGCCACAGCTTCCTGCCGCTTCGCCCGGGCTGCGTTGCCGATGATGAACGGACCGGCCTTCAACCTCGACAAAGCCCAGCGCATGAGTCCTCTGCCCAGAAACTCCGCTTGGTAGGCGCAGTAGATCGGAACCCACACCATCTGTCTGCCGGTGAAGGACGGGGTCGACAGTCGCATGGCATCCCGGAATTCCAGATAGGCCGGGTAGGACAGTCTGGCCAGCGACTCCACAGACATCTTGGGGAACCGGACCGCATGCGCCAGCATCCGCTTTATGCCGGACGCCTGCATAATGATGTCCAGCGTGGCCGGAAGCATGTCGACATCTGGCGACATCGCCGGAGCAGCCAGGCGGGATACCATCGTTGTGGGTTTGTACAGGGCGTCGGACAGGAACATCGGATCCCCGCGCTCCATGAAGTGGTCGCTTACAAATGGCCAGAATCCCATTACGCAGCCTCCAGCTCGGCCAGCGTCAGCGCCGCTTGGCCGTCGAAACCCGGCTGCCGCTCCGGCCACTGCGACCAGTAGCAGATCAGCTCGGCGCAGATATCCGGCACGGACAGCGTGTTGCTGCCCAGGATCGCGTAATCCGGCGCGTACTCATCGATGACGCGCCGCATCTCGTCCATCAGTACTGCTTCCGCGTCCTCCGGCGAGTCGGGAAGGACGCTGTAAGCCGCCGGGCAGTAGTAACCCAGGTCGGTCAGATCGTAGATGTCGCAAGCGATGGCCGAATGGTTGCAAGCGCGGCAGACCGCAGCCACGCGGATGCTGGGGGGCACGCCCAGCGCGGCGGATCGGTGCAGGATGTAGTTGTGCACGATCCGTTCATGCTGATACATGCCCTGGATTCCAGACGCCGAGAAAATCCTCATTGCTCGACCACCACTTTCTTGGCCCAACTGGGCACCTGGACGTCCCCGGCCACGAGGCCGACGACGACCGGCACCGGAGGCGGGTTGTCCGGCCACGGCGTGTAGCCGTCGGTCAGCACGACGATCAACTCGGGCCGAGGCTTCAGTTTCAGCGCGGCGTCGATGCCGACACGCATGTCGGTTCCGCCGCCGCCGGTCAGCTCGATCCTGCGCAGCGTGCTGACCTTGCGCGTACGGTGCGCCTTGGCGTCCACGTCGATCAGCGTGATCTCCCTGACTCCGATGGAGCGCAGGATGCCCTGCACCTCGCTGACCGCAGCCGCCAGTTCCTTGTCGCCCATCGAGCCGCTGGTGTCCAGCACCACGGCGATGTTGGGATCCGGAGTGACCATGCCAGGCTGGATGATGCCCCGCGCGGCGGCGCGGTGGCTGATGCGCCGCAGCGAGTAGTCAGAACTGCCGTAGCGGGCGGCGGCGGCGCGGCGGATGTGTGCGGCAAGCAGTTTCCGCCAGTCGGTTTTCGAGGGCTGGACGAACTGGTCGGCCCAGCGCTTCAAGCTCGCCGGGACGCTGCCCCGCTCCCGCGCGTGCCGCTGGATCTCCTTTGCAACCTCCGACATGATGACCTCGGCCTCGATCTGGCCGACGCCATCGACGCCGGACTCCGCCGGGCTGGGCAGCTCCCACTCCCGGCGAGGACCGCCTGCGCAGGATCCGCAGTTGCCTGCACCCGGCGCGGGGCTGCCGCCGCCTTGGGGCTGGCCGCCGGGGTCGGACGTCTGACTGCCGGAGCCTGACTGCTGCTTGCCGGATCCGGATTGCTGGCTGCCGGATCCGGATTGCTGGCTGCCGGAGCCGGACTTCTGCTTGCCGGAGCCGGAACCCTGCCCCTGCTTGCCGGAGCCTGATTGCTGCTTGCCGGCACCGGATCCCTGACCCTGTCCCTGCTTGCCCTGCGCTTGCCCTTGGCCTTGGCTTTGCTTGCCTTGCCCTTGGCCCTGCTGCTGCTGCTGCCCTTGGCCCTGCTGCTGTTGCTGCTGCTGCTGGAGCGCGTCCCAGTACTCCTCCGGCGTGCGCTTCGGCGGCAGGTTGAACTGCTCCGGCATCAGCACCCAGTCCGGCAGCCGGACGCCCTCGGTATCCCAGCGCTCCTCGCGGATCTCGCTGTTGATGCTCAGGTCCGTGCAGATGTTGGCCAGCTGCGGGCTTTGCTCCGACATCCACGCCAGTCGGGTGGCGTGCTGGCGCAGGATGTGATGCACCTCGTGGTAAATGGCGATGATGGCTTCCTTGGGCGTCATCCGGGACTGGATGTCCGGGTCGTAGTAAAACCTCCACCAGCGGTCGACCGCAAGCGTACCGAGGCCCGGCGCGGGCACCGGCACCATGCGGAAGATGATGTGGGCCAGATACGGGCGCTCCTTGAGCAGCCGCAATCGGGCGTACTGCAGGATCTCAGGCATTTGTTCCGGGTTCGTCTTCATCGGCAGTCCCTCCGTGGCACGGGCAATCACATTGGCAATCGGGCGCGGGGAACTCGTGGTCCCCCTGCTCACAGTATGTACAGATCATATGTTTTCTCCAATAGGCGTCAAACCAACTCCGACAACACATCGTAGCCGGGCCACCGCGCAACGGCGGCGTCCAGCACATCGTTCCAGTCGATCACGGCTCCTGCCAGGGGCGAATACCAGGGTCGGGCGCGGCGGCAATGGACTACGAGGCCCCGGTACTCCCACAAGCGCGGCTCGTCGGTGTAGTAGGCCCTTACCGGCTCGAAGCTCCGGCTGATGCAGCCGATGAGGCGGCGCAGCTCGGTGTGCTGGTAGGAGAGCGCGCGCATGGGGTTCCCCGAATCGATCATCGGCAGATCGGTTATATACATCCAGTCGCGCAGGGTAGCCGATGGATCGGGGTGGATGTACGGGATGTTTGCGGTCCACATGCGCCACAACCGCCTGCCGTCGCGGTTCCTGGCCTGCGGCCAAATCAGATTCACCGGGAAAGACAGGGTCCTTCCGCCGCCTGTCTCTGCGCAGACCAGCGACAGCAACCGTAGCAGCCGCTTCTGCGCGGACAGCATCTGATTCATGCCCGCGATGGAGATCGGCTGCGGGCCATGCCACCGCCAGCCGGTTTCGCCGAGCGGCAGGACGCGCACGGAGAACCCGCTGGCGCAGCGCCTGCTGTCCGGCAGGTAGGCCACCGCCTCGATCTTGCGGCCAGAGTCCAGCTCGGGCAGCTCCACCTCGACGAAGCGCGGATGCTGGTAGTAATCCATCTCAATGCCCCGGATCCTGACGCTTTGGGCGAGTTTCTTTTCTCCGACGCGCTCCAGAGCGGCGGCGACTTCCTCTGGGGTGAGTATCATACCAATTCCTCCAGCGCCTCGAGCGCCCGCAGCCGGTCGGGCAGCCACGGGCAGCGCTCGCGGATGACGGCGTGCCGCGCCAGGTGGCGCAGCAGCTTGGGCAGCGGCAGATGCATTTCGCGGCCCCGGTCGTAGGGCCGCAGGCCCGGCGGATCCGACGCCTGCGACAGCGCCTCGGCAAGCTCGCGCCGATCGCGGTTGGGGAAACTGGGGATCGAGTTCTCCTGCAGCTTGCCGTTGATGAACGATATCGTCACCTGATCGCCGAAGTACAGCCGCTGCCCGGTGCGAAGGCGGATGGAGGTGATCACCGGCACTC